ATTAGTTGCACCCAAGTTAGAAATTGCATATGTGCGACCTAAAACCATTGCAGAAGCTAATATTTCTCTATTACTAAATGCAATTTCTCCGGCGCTAGCGGCATCAACTACTAAGTTACTAATTGCTCGAATCAGTGTGCCTTTACCAGCCCACTGAATAGCAGCGATTTGATCAATACCAAAGTCAACAGTAGCTGTATCCATAGCACAGTTATCAATAACATATACTTGGTCGCTAAATGCAATAATTAAGCCAAAAGCTTGTAGTTGATTTTTATTACTAGCTGCTAGAATAAATTCGGCCGCACTACTAGACTCATACCAAGCTGTTGAACCTTGAGTACCTACTACTCCACCAGAAGCACTACCTATAGCTGCTGAACTAGCAAAAGCGTTCCATAAAAAGCGCTCTTCACAGGTTACTAAACCACCACTAGGGTATGCTCCGCCGGTTCCACCACTTTTCTTGTAGGGGCGTACATAAGTACTAAAACTAAAATCAACTGGTTCTAGGGCAGTGTTAAAGCTGCGCTGACCACGATTAGGTGCATCACCAGTTTCACTAAGTGTAACTGTATCGCTGGTAGTATTTTGTGTAAAGGTTAGTCCCTCTAACACCTGAATTTCAAATGTATTACTAGTAGTAAATCCATTACTACTATCTGATAATTTTATACCGCTAGGTGTATAGCCTAGTCGAACGTTACCAGCACTGTCTACGTTTGTAGTAAAGAAAACTCTACTATTACGAATTAAATTAACTGCCATAGTCATTCCTTTTAAGTTGTAACGCTTGGCACGTCTACTAGACTTTTATCTGTGTCGATGCCTCACACGTTATTCAAGTGCATATCGCACCTGTAGATTGATCTCACCGACACCATAAGGTGCTAATAGACCTTCGTCAGTTGTTATCTGTTGTATTAGTATTTCTGTTGTTGATAAATTGTTGTCCACGTCGTATACTAATTCTCTGTTGCTGTCAATACAAGTTTCTAGATCTTCAAGCAGCTGCTCTAGTAGCTCAGGAGCATTTTCTTCATCTTTGACATATGCTTTAATGCTAACCGCTAAATAAGCCCACTTAAAGTCGCTGGGTAAGTATTCGCGTGCTTCACTGCCTGGTGTCATATATACACTGGGAAAATCTTGTATTTCATCCCAGAATTTTAACTTGGCATAACTGTTGTTATATAGATTGGTTTTATAAGGCCCAGTACCATCTATACTCTTAAACGCTGTAGCCAGGGCCCTGACTATACTTGCTCTTTTACTCATACTAGTTGTGCCCTTAATCTATTGCCGACTATTTGGGCTGCTATTTGTCTAATTGACCTGCTAATTAACAGTTTAGGGTCTCTAGTTCTAGGCAGTTCTTGTCGTCCACCACTGCTAAAAGTAGCATATGGATTGCGCATATAACTATAAAATGCTGTTATCATGCCTTGTCTGCTACTACTTAATCGCTCTACCTTGACGCTTTCTGCAAATCTGCCGCTGCGTAGGTTAAGTATATCACGTCTACCGCCAGTACCCATATTTTGTTTTATGGTTTCTACTAGTCTTAGGTCTAGTAGTGCTTGTAAGCTTACTAGATTATCTGCTGCTAGGCCAGGTTTATAGGTTTTGCTGGCAGGTATTTTGATAGCACTAGGTACATTAGGTTTTACAAATTTGGGTTTAGTGCCATTTAAAGCTATAGCAAAGCCTTTAGACTTTTTAGCAATTACATTGCTTGTACCAGTTAAAATATAGCTAGAAAATATTTCGTCTATATCTTCTTCCAAACTATTTGAAAATCCTAACTCTAGTAGTAAGTCTAGTATTTCGTTACCTAGCTTTCCTTCTATTAATGAGCCATACTTATACTGATTTTCTAAACGCTCTTGTATAATAACTACTACAGCTTGTGCACCTATTAAAAAATTTTTTACATCCTTGGATAGTGTGGCCTCTACTTGCACACCATATGAGCTATCTCGATATAACTTATTTTGTATTTCTTGAATCTTACCACCAAATTGTTGCAATTTAGCGGCATTTTGACCTGCACTAATAGTGTTTACTTCTTGCAGTAACTTTTTTATACGCTCACCTAGTGGGCTTCTGCTTAAACTGGAACCAGGTGCTAATATGTGCCCTATGTCAAAGCCTTTTTTGCTTTCAAAGCCTTTGTAAGCTGTTGCAGCCTTAGGGTCGTCCTTGTATTTTTCAAAGAAAATTAGTTTAGTTAGTTCTTTATTTAAAAAATTCCTAAACAGACTATCATAGGTAGTATCATAGGTTTTAAATAGTAGTCCTATGACTTTTTCATTTTCATAAACAACTGCAGGCGTAAAATCTGCTATAGTACTTGTACCTAGTGGAGCAAAAACTCCAGTTGATCCTGCAAACTCTGTACCAGTGCTAGTTATTTTGATTTTATTTTTATAGGTATTAGTTTGCTTTGCGACAAACTTAAGTATTTCATCTCTAAAATTTTCTAGAGCTGCTTGACCTTGTATGTCTTGGTCTTGCCTGTCCTCTTTAATAATATTCCCTAAAGTTATCTCTAAGGCCTGTATATTAAGAGGAATAAAATGAACTGGTGTACGTAACAACTCTCGCTGTTCTGCGGTACTTATTGCTGCAAGCTGTTTTGCTACTACTCCTTGTACATCTTTTAAACTTTTTCTAGCCATTATGCATAATCCGCCGTGTATTGATCTAATACACGCTTAATATGTGCTGGAAAATTTGTACTAGCTACATACTGTATTTGTGTTACGTTAGGTGTTACATCGCGGTTTACGTGCACTGCACTGTTATTCTTTGAGTAGTATTCTACTAGGTCAAGTACAGCTAATTTAAGATCTTCTGGTACACTTTCGTATCCAGCTGTATAGGTTACGCGATAGCCTCGCATATACTCTTGAAACCAGCCACCATTGCTTATTGCTCTAACTGAATCTCCGTCTAATATCCAATCTGTAAATTTAATCAGATTAGTATATGTTTGGCCATAATTAGTACTTTTACTAACTTGAGTAACATTACTTACTGGAGTTTCTTTTAATATTAGTTTATCAAAACCACCATCAAAGTATTCTGTTTTTGCTTCGTCATAGTAGTCAGTAAAATTTCTGCGGCAGTAGGTTTTTACTAACTGACTAACCTTGGGTATTAGTAGATCAATTTCAGCATCTTTATTGCTACTGCTAATTCCCAAGTAATTTTTATATTCTGCTCTAGTAATTAGGTCAGCCATAAATCCTCCTGTGTCTCTAAAGACTAGCACGCTAGGCTTTAGAGACAGGGCTCCAAAGAACCCTGCCTAAGTTTAATTAAACGTAACGAACTGCAACAACACCGCTACCTTCATTGCTTGTTAAGCGGCTCATAGCGATACGCATACTAGCAACGATAACACGGCGCTGGTTGATGACTTCGTCATCTGTGTCGATACGCATTGCACGATGGTTACCAACAACGAAGTTGCGTGGGTTAACCATAACGGCTAATGCATCGTTAGCAGCTGCACCTGTCATTTGTGCGCTAACAACAACTGGAGTTTGGGCGATTAAGCCAACTTGACCAGTAATTAGTGTGTTACGTGACTCACTGATCTTGTCTGTACTTTGGAAAGTAGCATCTTCTAGTAAGTCATAGTAAGCGGCCTGGCTAACGAACATGATTAGTTCGCTGGGCTCTAGACCCCAAACACCTAGTGCACGACGTGCAGCTTGGAATTGTGTAAAGGTTAGTTTACCACCAACTGCAACTGTAGGACTTGCACTAGCAGCACCATCATAATATGCTAGACCATTGATACCAGCACTATATGTTGTGGCACCAACGTCATTACCTAGGAGCATAGACTTGTCTAGTGTCTTAGCCATACGACGTGTGATTGCATCACGGATAATAGGTACTAGAGCGATAAGGCCATCTTCCTCTTCTTCAAAGGCGATGTATTCCTTAGTAGCTAGTTTAGCGCTGCTGATTTCAATGTCTTTTAGCGCATGTGTACGAGCTGTACCACTGCTAGCTGCAGCACCAAAATCGCTATTTGCTACCCAGGTTGCATCAGCACCAGCATCTGGATTGATAGGCAGCTTCATAAAAGGCTGTGGCATTGCAATCTGACGGATTGTACCAGCAACAACTAATTGACGACGAATCTCGTTTTCCATGTTGGTACTAACTTCTAATTCCCAAGTTTGACTTGGTAGGCGAACTGCACCACCTGCTCCACCGCCACTACCAGCAGCACCAGCTGTACCACCACTAGCGTACTTTTGTACTAGGCTCTTGGCATACTTGGTTTCTTCGATAGGCTTTTTAGTGATCTTGCTGATAAACACAGCAGCTTCTTTTTCTGCATATGTAGCACCACCATCACCGCTCTTAACATCACTAAACTGCATACGGCTCTTTTGAATAGCTTCCAACTCAGCAGCTTTCTCACGTAGTGCACTCTCTAGGCCTTCTAGGGCGCTCTTGTGGCTTTC